CCAGCCCGAACTGGCGTCAACTGGCCATGACCAGCCGCGCCTGCAAACGATCATCCCAGACCATGCCGGCTCACTAGCTGGACTTGTGGGGGACATGGCCAAGAAGGTGCTTGGTGTCACTTTGATGCCGTGGCAAATGCACGCTCTTGAAGGGATGCTGGCGGTTGACGCTGATAACAAGTTTGTGCATCGCTCAAGCCTTGTGTCGGTTGCGCGTCAGAATGGCAAGACCACAATCATCCAAGCGCTTATTTTGTTTTGGCTTGTAGAAATGCCAAAGATCAGGGGTGGCAAACAAACGGTCGTATCTGGAGCGCACCGTTTAGACCTCGCCTGCTTATTGTTTGAAGATCTCAGCGGAATCTTGGAAGAGTATTACAACGCCAAAATCGTCAAGTCTTACGGCCGTTATCAGGCCACCATGCCAGATGGCAGCAAATGGTGGGTCAAAGCATTGAAGCCAAATCAAGGTCACGGTATGTCAATTGATTTGGTAATTGTGGATGAGCTGTTTGACGTCAACCCCGATTCCGTTGAAGGCGGTCTGTTGCCGGCACAGCGCGCACGCAAAAACCCGCTTGCTTGCTTCTTTTCAACGGCTGGCACCGAAGAGTCCGTGCTATTTCAACGTTGGCGCGAGGCAGGCATTCGAGCCATTGACAAAGGTGAGCCGTCCACGATGTACATGGCGGAATGGTCGCCAGACCCAAGCCTCGACCCGCTGCACCCAGGCTCATGGGCATGGGGCAACCCAGCACTCGGCTACACGCTGGACATGGACACAATTAGGCAAGAATCAACCAACCCTGATCGCGCGTCATTCTTGCGCGCCAGTCTTAACCTGTGGGTGTCTGTCGTGCGCGGATGGATTGAACCAGGGCGCTGGCCATCACTTGAATACACAGGTGACGTGCCAAACGGTGGCGTCGTGGCAATCGAGTCTTCGCTGGACGACTCCCGATATAGCGCGACCAGATGCGTGAACTTGTCAGACGGTCGTGTGCTCGTTACCGTTGCGTTTATCGCCGAGTCCATTACCGAGTTGTGGGAGAACGTGCAAGAACTTGCTAAAGACCCCATGATCAGGTTTGCTCTGTCGCCAACCGTGGATGCGACCTGCCCACCAAACATCGAGCGCCGCAGGGTCGTGGTCGGCTACGCAGAACTAGGACGGTTTACACCGCTAGCCAAAAACATGATCGCCGAAGCGCGACTATTGCACACAGGTGAAAAACTGTTGGCCGAACACGTCCAGCGCGCGGTTGCGGTACGCACCGACAACACCATAGTTTTGAGCAGTAAACGGAGCCCAGGAAGTATCGAGTTAGCGCGAACAATGGTCTGGGGTATCGGCATGTGTGCCCGCCCAGCGAACACAGGTAAACCCATGCTTGTGGCAGTAAATAACTAAGATGATCGCGGTGGCCGCGCACCTTGCCTTTTGTCGGAATCGGATAAGTCATGCGCGGTCGCCACTTATATGACAAAGTAGGAACATGGCCATATTCAACAAAACCAAAAAAGCAGCAATAAGCCCAGCGCCAAGCAAGGCGGCAGCTGCAGGCGGTTTTGCACCTGGTTATTCATCGTCCAATGTGGGCGTGAACATGATCGGCCAGTACTACACCTACCGCGAAGGCGAAGCACGCAACGCAGCGATCAGCGTCCCAACGATCAACCGTGCGCGCGATCTTATGGCATCGGTTATCGGCTCAATGAACTTGCGCGCGTATAACGAGTTTTGGAACGGCGAAGAAATGGAGCGCATTTACATTGCGCCACGTTCATGGATGCGCCGACCAGACCCAACCGTCAGCATGCAATTTCTTATGAGCTGGACTCTTGATGACCTCATGATGTTTGGCAGAGCGTTTTGGTACATCACATCGCGCACCGCTGATGGATACCCTGCCACGTTCACTCGACTGCCAGCAGGCTCAATTACTACAACCGATATGGCTGGCCCTGTGTGGTTTGCCCCGTCGTCGCAAGTGTATTTTCAAGGCGGAGAAATTGACCCAGCAAATCTTGTGCAGTTCCTATCGCCAGCGCAAGGCTTGATCTACTCGGCACCTGGCGCAATTGAAACCGCGCTTAAACTTGAATCAGCTCGTAACCGCAACGCATCGTCAAGCATCCCTGCCGGCGTACTTAAGCAAACAGGTGGAGAGCCATTGAGCGCGCAAGAATTAGCAGATTTGGCATCAGCGTTTAACGCTGCGCGAGCAACAAATCAAACCGCTGCACTTAACGAGTATTTGACATACACGGAAACAAACAGCACGCCTGACAAGATGCTGTTAATTGAAGCATCGCAATATCAGGCGCTTGAGATGTCACGTCTGGCAAATGTTCCCCCATATTTGGTGGGCGTGGCAACTGGCGCTTACTCGTACCAGTCATCACAGCAGGCACGCGCAGACCTGTACTTGTTTGGCGTGAAACTGTATGCCGACGCAATCGCTGGCGCGCTGTCAATGGACAACGTGTTACCACGCGGAACCTACGTCGAGTTTGACGCAGATGAATACCTAGAAGAAAACTTTATGGCCGACGAAATGGACAACCGTGAAGTTGTAGTAAGAGAAAACACTCAAGAGGAGTTAGCACGATGATCAAACTAATTGCAGGAGATTTTACGCTAGACGCAGCACAAGGCGACGCGCCACGCAGAACCATCAGCGGAATTGCAGCACCGTACAACGTGCCAGCAGTTGTATCGGATGGCACCGCTGTCGTGTTTCGCCCAGGCTCATTGCCAGTCGAAGGCAAAGCGCCACGCCTGTTCATGTACCACGATGCAAGCCAGCCGGTTGGCGTTGTCACCGAGCGCGTGGACACCGAACAAGGGATGATGTTTAGCGCCAAGATCAGCGCTACGACCCTTGGAAACGATGCCCTCGTCATGGCTCAAGACGGCACAATTGACCAAGTATCGGTGGGCGTAAACCCGACCAAGTTCAGTTACGACGAAGACGGCACAATGATCATTGAAGCCGCCGAATGGATGGAATTGTCGCTAGTGCCGATCGGCGCGTTTGGCGACATGGCACCGATCACCAAGGTTGCTGCAAGTATCCACCAAGAGCCCGAAGAAGTAGTGTTAAATGAAGAAGTAACCCCAGTAGAGGAGAAACAAGAAATGTCAGAAGTAACCGAAACCGCAGTCGAGGCAACAATCCCTACTGCACCAATTTTTGCACAAGCTAAAAAAGAATTCGTTTTGCCATCCGCTGGCGAGTTCATGGCCGCTTACCACATCGGTGGCGACACGTTCAAGAACATGAACGCTGCAGTTGCTGATTACGCAGCATCAAAGCGCACAGCACTTCAAGCTGCCGCAGGCGATGTGCTCTCGAGCGATACACCTGGCCTCTTGAGCACCGTTGTGCTCGGGCCGCTCGTGCAAGACCTTAATTTTTTGAGGCCTGTGGTTGAAGCCGTAGGCGCTCGTGCATATCCTGACAACGGTCAGCAGAAAACCTTCATCCGCCCAACCATTACCACGCACACCAGCGTTGCAACACAGTCAACTGAATTGTCTGCTGCATCAGCAACAACCATGGTGATCGCATCCAACTCGGTTGCAAAGACGACACTTGCTGGACAAGTAACGCTGTCAGTTCAGGACATTGATTTCACTTCACCTGCAGCAATGCAATTGATCTTGAATGACCTCATGGGTGAATACATGATTGCTTCGGACAACCTTGCAGCAGACAACTTGCTCACCGCAGCAACATCATCTGGTGTTTGGGACTTGACTGTTGCTGACTTGCTTAAGTCGGTTTACGACTCAGCTGTAGACATCTCAAACGGTCGCAACTGGACACCAACCCACATGTTCGTAAGCCCAGACGTATGGGGTCAACTCGGACAATTGGCCGACACCACAGGCCGTCCAGTATTCCCATTCATCGGCGCTGGCCTCACCGGTCAGAACGCACTCGGTGGCGGAAACGCAACATCGTGGAACGGAAACCCACTCGGTTTGCAGTTGGTGGTTGACAGCAACTTCGCTGCTAAGACCATGATCATCACCCGTGTTGGTCAAGGCCAAGGCGATGCTTACGAGTACTACGAGTCAATTCGTGGGCTCATGAGCGTTGAACAGCCTTCAGTTTTGGGACGCAATATGTCATTCCACGGCTACGCATCAACCTTTGCAGCAATCCCAGGAATGATTCGCAAGATCACCCAGGCTTAGTCGAGAGCGGAGCAACCGCTCATGGCTACATACACAGTTACCAACAAGTACCTGATTGATGACTTCGCCGTACTGCAACTCCTGACTCCCAGCGAGATTGCAGTCGGCCAGTCAATTACGGTCGCAGACGTTGACGCCACATTTAACGGCACCTACACGGTGCGCGCCCTGCCACAGTATTTGTACTTGGGCGTTGATACACAGGGCGACCTGTTGTACGACTACCAGGTGCCAATTGCCGATCAGGTGCTATTTGCCAAGACTGCTGATGATGTCGAGCGCACCGCCGCATCTGGCACCGTTTCTTACGCGCCAGTTTGCACATGGGTGACGGCATCGGACGTCATGGCCTATTTGGGCATCACTATTGCCAACCCATCAGATGATTACACGTTGCTCACGCAATCGGTGTCGGCTGGATGCCAGTTTGCGTATCGTCGAAGGCAAGAGGCATCGTATATCGACTCTTTAAGCGTCTCGCCGGGCGGAGATGTCACCTTGGGCACTTTGATGTATTGCGCCGCGCTATGGCGCTCTAGAGGGTCAATAGAGAACACCTACGCGACGTTTGACGGCATGGGCACAGCAACCCAGCAAAGCCTCACCCCGATCGTTAAGCAGCTCTTAGGTATCCCACGCCCAGCGGTGGCCTAATGGCATATACCGACCTGTTCAACGAAGCCATAGACGATCTGACGGCAAGCCTGACCGCTGTGTCTGGGCTCCGTGTTGTAAACGACGCCACAAAAATTGTGCCTAATTGCGTGTTCATTGACGCCCCAAGTTTTACAACAATTGCTGGAAACGGCAACGTGATACGGCTCGAGTTTCCGATCAGGGTTATTGGGTCAGGCCCGGCAGGGTTGCCGATCTTGCGTTCCATTCTTGGCATCGTCGCAAGCGTGCTCGGCTCACCGATCATTGTTATGGCTGGCCGTCCGTCAAGCCTTGACATTGGTGGCGCGCTGTACCCGTGTTATGACCTTGATTGCGCTATCCAAGCCCAGACCGCATAATCCACTACGAGCAGTAATAAATCATCTACTATCAGAACAGAACTAAGGAGCACATCAAATGGCAACAAGCACATATCTCTCAAACCCAGTCGTCTTGATCGGCGCAACCAGCGCATCAACAACCGACATCACCGATCAAGTTTCAGCCTGCACGCTGACTGTTTTAAAAGAAGCTCTTGAGGACACCAGTTTTGGAAAAACATCCCGCACCATGACTGGGGGCCTCTTTTCAAACTCATGCACGCTCAGCGTCTACGCTTCATACGCAACAAGCGAGTCGTATGAGGTTTTGAGCGCATTACAGGGCACGAAGTGTTACATCAAAGTAAATCCAGCAGCGGGCGCTGACTCAGCAACGAATC